CCGGGACGACGCGGACGGTGTATTCCTCAAAGTCCACATCGCAGACGAAGGAGAACGCCGCTGCGTCGTAGCCAGTGACCTTGGAAATGCGGCTCTTGTCGGGGCCGGTGATGGTCACGGTGGGGATCGAGGTGTTGAGCGTGATGGAGTCGCTGGCCGCAGCCGATTCGTTGCCGACGTCGTCGCGCACCTTTACATAGATCGTCTTCAGGCCGTCGCCGTCCGGGAGCGTAATGGATTTTGTTGCGGCGAACGTCTCCCACGACGCATCTGCTTCCTTTGCCGCCGCCTTTGTGCCCCAGATCTTCATCTGGTAGCCGGTCGTCGCCGCGTCTGTGACAGAGATCTTCGCGGTGACGGTCGCGCTGGTCGCGTACTGTGCGCCGTCGTTCAGTGTGATCGATAGACCGGCAGGTGCCAGCGTATCCAGCGTTAAATTAAAAAAGCTTGCCATTCGGTTTTATCCCCTTTCTTCGCTTTTGAGTTCGATGTACAAAAAGCCGCCAGGCCTTTCGTAGATGGTTTCTGTGCCCAAGCGGGCGGATTTGATGCCCATGGAGCCGATGAACAGCTCCAGGATGCGTTTGATTCCAACTGCCAGCATGTCAGCCCTCCACCAGATACAGCGTCCGCGCGTCCTTTTTGTCCAGCGCGTCATAGTCCGATTTTGTCAGCACGCGGATCTCATCGATCTGCGCCGATGCAATGCCTCCGCCGCCAGAGCCGCCGCCGGCACGCACGGAAACGTTAAAGGAAACGTCGACCGGATCGCGGTTCTTGAGTTCAAATTCAATGCCGCCCATCACAACACCGCCTTTGATAGCGCGTGCGCAACGTCGATCTGCTTGATCTCCGAGCCAATCACGTCACCGCTCTTGAATTTCACGCGCACCTGCATCTGGCAGAGCTTCGGGAGCCGAAAGGTCTCCTGCTGGGTGAGGGGAAACAGAAACTTTCCGTCCTCGTATCCGATCTCTCCCGGATAGCTCTTTTGCAGATAAAGCAGAGAAATCTCCACCTTTTCAACGCTTGCAATGTCCAGCGGCTGCCCTTTATTCTTGATGGTAACACTAAGGTTATACGAATCTCCCTGTACCAAATGCCGCACCTCCGTTCTATGTGCCGATAATCTTGCATTCTGCCGCCGCGATTCCGCTGAGGCGAATACTCATGCTGGTGATCGTGCCGGTGATCTTCGTGCCCCACGGCGTTGTGGTGCGCACGTAATCGCCGGGAGCCTCTTTGTCCATGGCGATGCGGACACTGTGTGTCTGGCGGCGCATATAGTAATCATAAATGTGCTGCGCAATGGTGGCTACGTTTTCGCTGTTTACCAACGTCGCATCGCGCACCTCAATGACGTTCGGCTTGGTCTGCGTGGTGGCGTTCGGATTCGTCTTGGACGTTACCGACGTCGTATGATAGTAGGTCGTTCCGCCAACCTCTACGCTTTCCCCACTGCCTGACGTCGAATAGCTATGTGCCGTCACGCGCACCTCCGTGACCACTGCCGCCGTTTCTACGCTGCCGCCGGTGTATGTCCGCTCAAGTGGAATATCGGCGGGCGAAGACGCTGTGAGCCTCCTGACGCGCACGCCGCGCGACGCGCTTGTATCGATGGTCGCGCGCAGGGCAAAGACGATCTGCTGAAGCGCCTCGCGCTTGGTAGAGTCTGGGATATAGCCAGTTACTGTCTCGTTCTCCAGCGCCGCGTCAAAATCCAGCGTGAAATGCGTGCCGAGGATCGAGCTTATCAGCTCTTTTGCGTTTTTCTCGCTATAGATTGCCGCCGCAAAAGGCTCATCGTCCAGAACGCCGAGCGCATCCTGGCAGGAGACATCATAGAGCCGGGCGCTCGACTGGGACGAGCTCTTGATGTAGAACACGCCGATCAGCTTTGCGCCGTCGTATGCGCTGACGGGCTGCTTCTCTTGGAAGATGAAATCGATATCGTCCGAATTGTCGAGCGTGAAATCCAGCGTATTGATCTCCACGTCGTCGGAGATCACGCTGACGCCTTCGGTGACGGTGACGCTGCGCAGATCCTCTCGCTCGAATTCCCGGACGATGCCGAAGAAGATCTGGCGGAGCTTTGCGTAGCGGTACGGCAGGCTCGTCTTTTTCAGCTCAATCACGAGCTTGTTGTAGCCCGTCACGGGCTTGGCGCAGAAATATTTCTGGCCGTCCGGCGTGAAGTCCTGCGACGCGACGATTGTCTCTCCGTTGTACCACGTCATGGTCAGGGCGCTGCAATAGTCGCCGGTGCCACCGTCAAAATAGAGGTAAATTCCGGAGCTTGCGAACGTGCCGTCCAGCGTGATAGTCAGCGTTGGGTTCGCGTCAAAGGTGCAGTCCGCTTTGCTCGGCGCGGAAGACCAGAACGCCGCCCGCTCGGTCGCGAGGGTTGGCCGGGAGCCGTCCAGTTTCCATTGGTTCAGCTCGTTCGTCGCGACGGTCACCGGCTCCGTGCCGTATGTCAGCAGGGACAGGTCGGAGAACGGCTGCGCGGCGGTGCTCGCCACGCTGGCTGCCTCCGCCGCGCCTACCGCGACGTCCTCATAGATCACACGTACACTCATACCGGCGTCCTCTTGGGCTTCATGGCGATAAAGTTGATCGTCAGATTGCCCCAGTCGTTGCGCCCGTCGTAGCTTCCAGAAAGACTATCCTCACCGTTTGATACGTAAGCTTCGTATGTCATAGTCCCCTGTGCGTAGGGGACGGTGAGTGTGTGGCTGTTGACAGGGGCGGAAATCGCCTCATAAAATTCGTCGTATTCCTCCGGGTCGGAGGATACGGGATCGATTTCGAGGCTGTAGTTGTAATACGTGCCGATGATATCGCGGGTCATCGCGCCGGTCATGACGCGCCCGGCGTTGTCGCCGTCGAGGACAGAGAACGACCGCTTGCAGCTTACGACGTGCAGATTGTAATACGCCTTTCCGTCAAGGCTCAGGGCGCTTCTCATGTCTTCACCCCCGCAAGGCGGACGCCGACGCGCTGCGTCTCCTCGTTGTTCAGCTGGTAGATCGCACGGCCCAGCTCCCGGCGGTCAAGCTGGAGGATGACGGTCATCTGCCGTCCTCCCGCGCCGCCGGTCTCGTTCATGGCCTGCTTGAACGCCTGCACCATTGTGGAAAGCGGTGTTTCGATATTCGTTCCGCTTTTCTGGTCGCCGAGGACGGCCATGAATTCCCGGTTCGGCGGGATGACCGCGCCGGAGGCGAGACGAGGGAGCTGGACGCGCGACACTGGCGGAATGTTGATTCCAATGGTTTTCCCGCCAACCAGCGGTACACCATCCGGAATCTCGAAATGAATTTTATTCAGCGCCGAAAGCAGTAGGTTGATGCCGTCGATGATAAAATTGATTGCCCCTTCTACCGTACCGACGATGAGATTCCAGATACCTTTCAGGATATCGAGGACACCATTCCAAGCCTTCTTCCAGTCCCCAGTGAATACGCCGGTCAGGAAGGTAATAAGGCCGCTGAGGATTTTTTTCCATGCGTTGTACTGGTCGGAGAACAGCTTTCCAATCGTTTCAAAAATCGCAGCAAGTGCCGGGTTCTTGCCCTGCAGCCATGTAATAAATGCGCTCCACGCGTCCTTGATGGAGTTTACAATCGCGTTCCACGTCTGCTTAAGCCCTGCCCAGATCTGCTTTGCGCCCTCCACGGCGAGCTTCATATCGCCAGTAAAGACGCCCTTGAAAAACTTTCCGAATCCGGACACAACATCTTTCAGTCCGTTGATCAGCTCCTCGCCGTGCCCTGTAAAGGAGACAAGTGCAACAAGGATCGATGCAATTGCGGCGATCAGCAGCGGAATCCAGCTGCCCGTCAGGATGCTGATCCCGATGCCGGCGGCAAGCAGTCCAGCGATGATGGTCAGTGTGTTTTCCAGCGTAAAGCCGTTTTCGATCACATCTTTGATCCCGACGACTAACATCGCAAGGCCGCCTACCACGAGAGCGATTGCCGCAGCGGTCGGCCCAAACGCAAGGGCGAGTCCACCCGCAAGCGCCGCAAGACCGCCGAGCATACCGAGGAAGTTTGTCATGTCGATTCCGTTGTTCCATGCGTCCAGCCAGAAATAGACGAGCGCGAACGCGCCAGCCGCAGCGAGCGCGATGCCGCCGATCTTGCCGAGGTCGTCGGTAAACATACTGGCGATCTTCCACGCAAGGAGCCCTGCAGCGATTGCTCCGACAATGCCAAGAATGTCGTTCAGTTTGTCTTCGGCAAGATCCAGATTGGAGAAATCCGGCGTGATCCCGCTCGAAGCGCCTGCTCCGCTCGTCCCGCCGCCTCCGGAGGCCTGATTGCTGGTGATCTGATTGATCTCGTCAAAGCTTGCCATGCTCTTGCTCGCGTCCTCTGCGGCAGAGCCTACGCCCTCCAACGCCTCTTTCTCGGCGTTCAGTCCCTTCGCGGCAGATACCTGCGAGCTCCAGCTTTTCCCGGACAGCATACCGAAAAACTTTGCGATTGCCGTCACGACTTGTGCCAGAATGTTGACCAGCTTCACAAAAACCGGGATCACGACTTCGAGGATCGGCTGCGCAAGCGTCAGAAGAGCTGCTTTTAGCTGCGCGATAGATGCACGGGCCGCCTCATTCTGCATGATCGTCTCCCCGAGCCAGCTGCGCAGCTGGGAAAGGCCGCGGGACAGGACAGTAAAGACCAGCGCGCTCCTCAGCACCCCGCTTAATCTTCTCCCGAATTTGTTCATGCTCTTTTCGACGCTTGCCGATACTTCCGCCATTTTAGCCGAGGCTCCGCTTGCATTTGTGATCTGCTGCACCAGCTCTCCGGCTTTGGTCTTTGCAGCGTCAAGCGCAGCGGTCTGGTTTATCACCTTGTCGGTGATCTTTGCATATTGACTCCCGAGCTTTTCCGCCGTTTTGTTTTGCTGCACCAGCAGCTGTTCCTGCTCTTTGATTTGTGCAGCAATCTCCGCCTGTCGAGAATAAGCGTCTATGTACTCCGCTGGATTAGCCGAAGCGTTTCCGGATGTGATGCCCTTTAGGCGGTCAGCCTCCGAGCGGAGCGATTTCAGCGCGTCTTCCGTCTGCTTTGCGGACTGAAGCGCAGCGTCCAGCTCCTTTTTAAGCCCGCTCTGCGTTCCGGTATCCTCATTCAGCTTTGCTTCCATCTTGTCGATTTTCGCAGACAGCGTATCCAGCTCTTTCTGTGCCTTTTTCGCGTCCGCGTCGACGGCGATCACAATTTTCCCATCTGCCATATTTTCACCACCTTTTCGGTTGATTTTTGTCATTATTTGTGTTATCTTCCAAGTAAGGAGGGAAGAAATATGAGTGATTGCATTATCCAAATCAGCCGGGACAATTCTTTTTACGGTTCTGGCCTGACCGTCGGCGTTGCATTAGATGGCTGTGATGTCGGCACGCTGAAAAACGGTGAAGAACTTCGAGCTGTGGCCGCTCCGGGCCAGCACGAACTTTCTTTTTACCGGTATCGCCGTCTGGATAAAACCATATCCTTTACCATTGCCGAAGGGCAACAGAATGCGTTTTTTACCATCAAGATTAACGCCTCGAACCGCGTTGACGTTGTTGGCGGGCTAAAAACCAAAAAGCAGGCGAAACGCCCCAGCGGCTGCCTGACGGCTTTAATCGTATTCCTCTGTCTTTTCGTCTTTATTGGCGCGGCCTTTGCTTCCTGCGGATCGTCCTCCAAGCCGAAAAAGGTCGGAACCTCAGTTTCTTCTTCGCAGCAGCCGCCGCAGCAATCCGATTCCGGGCCTGAAACATTTGGCGTTGGGGACCAGGTCGTTCTAGACGGCGTGGCGGTCACGTTGCTCAGTGTTACCGAGAATTCCGGCCAAAATTACGTCTCGCCGGATGATGGAAAGGTCTTTGTTCTGTGCGAATTCGAGATCGAAAACAATTCATCCCGCGATATTGCGTCCAGCACCATGCTTTCATTCGAAAGCTACATTGATGGCTATACAACCAGCCTCAGCCTCCCCGCCATGATGAGTTCCGACGAGCCGCAGCTTGACGGCACGATTGCCGCCGGGAAGAAAATGAAAGGTGTCGTCGGATATGAAGCGCCGCAGGATTGGAGTGAGATCGAGATTCGATTCTCTCCAAGCTTCTGGGGTAGCGAAATCGTTTTCGAGTATAAAAAATAAGTTTTTCCTGCTGCCGCCCCTTAACCGGGGCGGCTGTTTTTTGTCCCGACTCCCCATACGGCAAGCAGGTCGGCTTCGGCCTCCGAGTATGTTGTCTTCAGATCGACGATATCCCGGTTGCGCCGGTAGAAATCCCTCTCCTGTTTGTCGAGACTCTTCCCTCTGGCCTTTTTATCGCGGATAGAAACCACCTGTGCATACAGGCAATCTCCGATTTCTTGATAGTACGATAGAAACGAATACCAATGCAGGTATTCCAGCGCCCTGACCTCGCAGCCCGCGATTCGGTTGATAGGCGCAATATAGAGATCAAAGTCCTGCGCCCATGACATGATCTCTGGCTGCTTTCTCTTCTCTCGATTCTCCTGCCCGTGGTCGATGAAGCGGAAGCACTGGTTCAGGGCTTCCTGATAGTCGCTGACGGGCATTTCTTCGAAGTCGGGATAGAAGATGGTCAGCGCCGCTTCCGCCTTGTCCCGCTCGTCCAGTTCCCTGTCTGTCAGGGCTTCGAGGATATCGAGGATTGCGCGGTAATCAGATTGGATCGCGTATTCTGTTCCGTCGACCTCAACAGAGGTCGGCAGGGAATAGATCACTTTCCCCATCTATCAATATATTTCGCGAACAGGGGGCCTGCGCGTTTTCCATCTATCTGTATATTTCGCAATCCTCGGGTTGGTCTTCTTCTGCTCTGCCGCGAAGCTCGTGTCGATCTGATCGATCACGGCCAGCATGAGGTTGCACCATACTGGCAGGCCGTCGGCCAGCGCGTAGACGTTCATAGTGCCGAACAGGTCTGCGCAGACAGGCTTGGCAAACAGGCCGTCGATCATGTCCCGCATTTCCGCGTCGCGGCGGCGGGCAATGGCGAAAATCTCCTTCTTGTCCGCGCAGTGGTCGACTTCGGCCTTATACGCCTCCTGCTTCCTGTCCAGCTCGTCAAAGGTGTTGAAGATCTGTTCGACAAATGCGCTGTCGGTCGGGTTGAAGGAGACTTCCGCCGCGTCGTTCAGCTTGAACGATACGATACCGGTTTCAAATTTGATTTCAGGCATTGCGATTCCTCCTTACGCTGCGTCTGGCGTGAAGGTAATAGCCCCGTTGGCGCCAACCGCCGCCGTGCCGGTCGTGCGTTTGCCGCCGAGCGTCACGTCGATGGGCATACCTACCGAGCCGCCGCCCTCGCCGCCGAGGCTGGACGGCTTGACCATAGACGCGTCGTAGCGCTCCGCGAAGACTGCCGTCTTGGCCGTTCCTGCATAATGATGGACGATCAGCACGTCCTGATTCGCCAGCGCAGCTGCGTTCTGCTGCTTGACCGCCAGATCCCAGATCTTCTTCAACGCCGCATCGCCCGCGTCAAGGTCGCACGGGTCAAAGCTCTGCGTGATAATCGGTTTCTTCATGGTGGTTCTGGTCGTTCCAAGGATATCCTTGCTGGAATCCTCCTGCCAGTCATACTCCATGCTGGAGTCTGTGACGCGAGTGCCGAACGGCGCCCAGGCGGGCGTTGAGGACTCGCCGGTGTTCAGATATGCAATCAGCAGCTCCCGGTCGATGGTCTGACCGGCCGTGGTATTAAAAGTAACTTCTTCCATAGTTAAATCACCTCATATGTCAGTTTCATTAGAATTTGATGATCCTCTGTGCCGTCCTCATACCGGGCGAACAGGGCCGAGCGGCTGACAGCTTCCATGCGCCGGACGCGCATCCCGTCGCCCAAATCCGGCGGGTTCTGCATGGCCCAATCCCCGAAGCGGTTCAGCATGGCGTCGCATTTCAGGCGCTTGTCGTTGCTGTTTCCGGGCTTGATGCGGGCGATGATCTTGAATTGATATTCCGCCTCGTGCCCTCCGAGGATGAATTTTCGTGTGATGTACGCGCCCTGAATGGTGGACAGGGCCATACTCGCCGAGTCGGCGGCGAGGAATTCATAATTAATCGTTGCGGCCGGTATGTCGTCGTCCGAGAAGGAATTTGCCCAGATCATCATCTTTCGGGAGATATCCTGTTCTTCCTCCGCAGATACCAGCCTTTTTTGCTTTTCAGCGTCCATTCTTCACCGCCTTGTCCGCTACACGAAGCCATTTATCAAGATTTTCAGCCTTTGACGCCTCGAACCAATGCGATTGCGCCTGATTGTGTCCTGACGTGTTGAACACAAGATTTTTGTCGGTCAGTACCTTTGTCCCGCCTTTCGGCGCGTAGGTGCTTCCGGTCTCCGGGTCTACCATGACTTTCCCGTAGTACAGGAACCTTGCGTATGGGCCGGGATAGATGATCGCATTCCCTTCCACCTGTGTTCTGCGGTCGAGGGAACCGGTCAAGAATGGCACATACGGGGCTGTGTCCTTTCTTGCCTGAAGCGCGACAATATGCTCCGCTTTGGTACACGCCTGCGCGATTGCCTCATGCAATTCATCAAAGCCGTCTGCCTTTACGCTGAATTTCAGCATATTAGGCCCCTCCGACTTCGAAGTGTCTCATGTCCTGGCTTCCGAAGTCCTTCATATCGACCTTTGTGACCTTGTAAACGTCGTCATAGAGCATTTCAAGCGCCTGCTCGGTCTTGTCCGGCTCCACGACTTCACCCTTGATAAAGAATGTCGTTCCGCCGTTGCCGTCCGTGGAGAGCGTCCAGATTCCGCTTTTATCAGTTGCACGCCAGAATTCTTGCGGGCCGACGTAGCGCTTTTCTGCGCCCGTCACGCCGTCTACAGCAACCGTAGAGAACGGAATGTACAGATTCACCGCATCCGCGCCCTCAAGCCCGCTCTGGCGGACGTTGGCCGCCTTGGAGGCTTCCAGCAGAACGCCGCGCAGGACGGTGATGTAGGTTTTCTCCACGTCCTTGAATGTCGCCGGGTCTGTCTCCTGCGAGACGTTGTAGATGGTTACGGTGTGGGGGAACATGGACACGGCCCATACCCCCTTGCTTTGAGTAATCCGGTCGGCCCGAGGTACGCCAGCACGATCTCACGGCGGCGCGTCTCTGTCCGCTGTATATCTGCCTGGGACAGATTTCGTGAACCAAAGCTTCGCGACCAGCCGCCGACCGTCTCGCTTGATACGGGCCTGTCGGTCGTGTAGACGAGGCTGTCCAGCTTCCCAGCGTCCTGCTCCAGCTCGGCCAGCGCACAGACGCAGTTCTGGACGGCTTCGAGCTTGTCCCCGGCGGCGGAGCGCGCGCGGCTCATGGTGATGTAGTCGACGTAAGCCGATGCCTTGCGGGCGAGGCCGCAAAATTGCTCTTCATCCATCGCCGTCCCGCGGTACACAGTCGCGTAATACTCATAATCAGCGTAGATCATGCTGCGCCCTCCTTCCGGTCAGCCTCCGCGCCCGTCATGCAGGCGCGGAGGCTTGAATTTACTTGCTTACGTCCGCGCCGATGAACAGGCCGTAAGGATCGGGCACGACCGGGATAAACAGGCCGCTCGCCTTCGTCCAGGTGGTCTTCGGGTCAGGCGTTTCCCACTGGGTGATCGTGATATACTGCTGCGCGCTCTTGTCGGTGTACGGGCCATAGCCCTTTTCTTCCGGCGTCACGCCCCACAGGCCAACGCCGAAGGAATTGGCCGTGCCGTTGGACAGGAACGCAACCTTGTCCTCCGGGAAGAATCGATGCGTCTTTTCCGCGCCGTTTGCGGCCTGCGCCTTATAGCGCTGGTCGTTGGTCGTGATCTGGCCGAAGCCGAACAGCTCGGTAAAGAGGCTGCGCAGCTTCTCGGTGGTGACGTATGTACCAGCGCCGACCGTACCGTATACGAGGGTCTGAATGCCCTTGTTGGACGCGAGTTTGCGCAGGATCTTCGTACCGACGACCATTTCGCTCAGGGCGTGGCCGGAGGCCGCCGCCTGATCCGCGATGGCCTGAAGCTGGCCGATGATATCAGCGTCTGCGCCGAAGTCGATCTTGAAGCCGATGTTTGCGGACGGAACGCCGTAATCGACGGTCATGTTGAGATTGTTTTCCTTGATGGTCATCTTGCCGGTCGCGATAACTTCCATTTTCGCGACCTCGGTTCTGACCTTGACCGCATCGGCCATCAGGCGCATATCGTCGAAGACGTAGCTCACAATGGCGTTGTCAGCGTATACGCCGTTTTCGTTGAGCAGCTGCACCCGCTCGGACTGGTTGATCTTGCGCTTGATAAACAGCTTCTCAACCTCGGTCTTTTCGAGCGCGGGGCGCGTGGCGATCTCTGCCTCGGTGTCAAAGGCGTGGACGGTCGCCATCGTGGGGATCTGTGCGCCGTTTGCGAGGCGCAGGTACTCGGCCTTGAGGCTTTCGGTTTTCTGATCCGGGAACAGCCGGTCTCCGAGGTAGGCCGGGCGCGCGACGGAAATGTTCTGCGAGAAATCCAGACGGTCAGCGTCGGAAATCAGTTCAAGAATGTCAGGCATGGTGTTTTTCCTCCTTCTTTAGGGTGTAGTCCACACGGGGTACAGGGTCACATTGCCGGTCATTTCGACCTTGGAGACGGCAGCGCCGCCCTTAGACGTGCTCCAGCCGGTCTGGGTGTTGCCGCTCTTGGTCAACGGGTATTCGGTCGAGACGTCGGCATAGGAGCCCTCTGTGTAGACGTTCTCGTCGACGGGCGGCGTGCCGCTGCCGTCGTTTTTGTCGTATGTCACGGTATAGCCGCGCGTGATCTCCGGCGCGTCAACAAATGTGAAGCCCTTGCCGGACAGCGCGGTCTTTGCTGCGGAGGCCAGCGACAGGCGGTCTGCCAGCACACGGCCCGCGACCATCACGGAGCCGGGCATATTGCCGTCCGTCACATCGATATCCTCAAACACGATGCCGACGGCGTTCGAGTTGTCGGACGGAAACGGCGTACCGGCCTTGACGATCTTGTATTTGCCGTCCTGTACGCCCATCGACGCGGGGATCTCGCGGGTTTTCAGAACGAGGCCGACTTCGCTTTCGAGGAAGTTCGGTCTGACTTCTGCTTTTGTGTTTACAACGATAGACATTTTTCAAATCACTCCTTGTTTGGTGTCTGCGCAAACTGCGCGTTGAACTGCTGCGCGTACATTGCGCCCTTGCTCTTTGCCGCCGGTGCGCCGCCCTGGCCGACGGGCTTGACGAATGTGGGCGTGGGCTTATCTGCCTGAAACGCAGTCGGATCTGCTTCGAGCTGAGCCTTGTGCCACTCGTCGAAGCCGGTCAGCTCGCCGTCTTTCAGTTCAAGGTGTTTCTCCTTGAGGTCTGCAAGGTAAGCTTTCTCGGCGGCTTTGGAAGAGAACTTGACGCCCTTGGCCGTAATCGCGCGGTTCATGGCGTCGGCGTAGTCCCGGCTTGCCAGCTGCGCCTTGTAATCTTCGGTTTCCTTGGTGTACCGGCCCTGAAGGTCTTCGAGCTGCTTGCGGACGCTCTCGGCGTCCCCGCTGGACTTCCGCAGGTCTTCGATGTCCTTGTCGCGGTCGGCCAGCTGCTGCCGGGCGGCGTTCAGGTCTTCCTTGGCCTGGTCCGCTTTTTGCTTCTCCCGGCCGATGTCGCGGCTGTTCTCGTCAAGGATCTTGTCGACGGTATCCTTATCGAGCCCCAGTCCTTCCAAAAAATCTCGCTTCATGGGTTCTCCTTCACAGCTTCGCTTTGTTCTCGCGGGTCGCGTCCGCTGCTGCCCCGTAGTTTAGCGACTTCGGGCCGGTCAAGATTTGATAAAACAAAAAGAGCCAACTACTAAGAAAACCTCAGTAGTTGGCTCATCGTGCCATTCCGCGCGCTCGATTGCGCTGCGGTATCTGTATTATTTTTTCAGCTCTTCCGCCTTGATGATCTGCGCCTTGACTGTCCCATCCTTCATGCGTTTCAGCTGAACGCGGAACCCGGCGGCAAGCGCCCGCTCAATGGCGGCTTTCAGTTTTTCGTCAATCATATAACACCTTCATTCTCTCCGGCTGCTCTGGCAGCCCTGCGGCCTTGCTAAAATCATGGTATTTTGTGTTCAGGCGGCGCAGCTTGGCTGTTGCGGCAGTCTCCTTATCCTTTTGGCCTGATGCTTTGTAGGCTTTTTTCAGTTTTTTTTGCTTTATGATTTCCCGCTCAAGCCTGCGCTGCATCTGGGTTGCTTCATATGCAGTATATTTCTTCCCGTCGAACTCACAGCCGAGGCCGTCGTCGATGTGCTCCAGCTGCTCTTCGGAATAGGTAGGCTCCATAATGCCGGGTAGAAATGCGTGTTTGTAGTGGCGGCAATTTGCTCCGGTCAGGCCGTCTACATAGCCGTAGCCGGTCGTCTCCACGAGATCCTTGTACTGCCCAAGCGGGTCAGGCTCTCCGTTTTCGCTTTTATAATAAATTTTCCCTTGCCAATCCTTGTGGCTCGACCACGGGGACGGGCCGGGCTTGTCTCGTGCGCCGGAGTGGGCTGTGATCTCAAAATACCTGGTATCCAGATATTCCGCCGACTGGTCGGAATACTTGTCGCAGATTTGCGCCACGCCCGTCATAACGGCCCGGCGGGCGGCCACGTCGATTTGATCTGTGTGACCGCTCTCATAGTCTACGACTTTGATTCCGCTCTCTGCCAGCTGCTTGACGGCGTTGGCAATCGCCTGATTATAGCTGATCGCCCCGCTCTGAATTTGCAGCGTTGACGAATTTAAGGCCCACTGATATGCTTGCGCAGGCGGAAGCATTCTCTGGCCATTGTCCACTAAAAACCCCAAAGATTGCGTCAGATTTCGGAATTCTCCGAGCGTCTGCCTGCGGATCGCGTCGATATCGGAGGCGTCTACCAGCCGGTCAGGCTTTGTCACATCGGCCAGCGTGATAAGGCCGTTGTAATAGCGCTGATTGCGCTCTACAACGTCGTCCAGCAGCTTGTTCAGCTTTTCCTCGCCGATATCCGCCGTCTTCTGGATCTCCTTTCTGATCTTCTTGAGGTCGATGCCGTGTGACCGCAGCGCCCGAATATCCTGCACCGTTACCTCGTTCAGCTCATCCGCAGCTTTAAGCCGGGAGCAGATTTCTTCCAGCAGCGTTATTTCAAGAGCACGGAACAATTCTTCCAGTTCTTCCGGGAGGGCGTCAAGTAATTCAGGAGTAAATGGGTATTTCATTTGTTATTTCTTGCGCCGCCATTGCTTTTTCTTCCCATCCCATGATAAGCCATTGGCTTTTGCAACATTGCGCAAATTGTACGTTTGCCCCGAAATCGATTGCACCTTAGACCAGTCAATACCAAACGTTTCCCCGTTTATTGCCCCGGCTTGAATTATGTACTTCGTGTTCACAGTTCTATTTGTTTTTGCGGTTTTTTCATAAGAATCCGCTTTTGCATAGCTGAATGTCAGGTTTCCGTTTCCATCCGTCTTCGCTTCCAAGATTTCGTCGTGATGGTATGCAGGGCTCCACCCTCTGGCTTCGCGCATATAGGATTCTATTTCCCTCGGCTTGCCTCCAATAATGGTTCCATCTTTGCTGCCTCCGGCAGGGATTCTTCCGGATTTTCCGCGGTCTCCAGCTCCTCCTGCGCCTCCACGTCCGCCCATTTTGCTTTCCTCCGTTTCACAATATCATCATAGTGCGGCTTTACCCGTATCAAATTCCAGTCGCATTCTTCCGGCACTTTCCCGTAGAATATCACCCATTCCGGGGATAGCCGTTTCATCATTTCTTCGTAGCCGCGCAGGAACAGGCGCTTGCTTTCAGCGTTTGCCTGCGTTCCCACCGAGGAAACCGCCACAACACCGCCGACAGGTTCACCGTCAAAGCACCAGTCATAACTATTCTCATCGCTCCATGAGATTGTCGGATAAACCGTCATGCCGTGAAGCTGCCAGTATGCTGCCAGCCAGTGCTTGCGGTAATGGTTGTATATCTGCATCGCAAGCGGCATATCTGTGTAGGTGGAGAAGTCAGGCGCGCACACCGCTGCAAACTGCAACAGCTTAGGAATGTACTTGTCCGGTGTGTTCCAGTGGCGGATAAACTGATAATCGTCCACGAAGAAATGCACGATCTTTCTTACAGGTTCTTTCTCCGCATAGTGATAATTCACCGGGATAAATTCGCCGTGCGGATATATCTTAATTGGCTCTATCTGAGGAATTCCGTACTTCCCGACACCGGGAAATGCAAATTTATCGAGATTCTCAAAATTAATCATTTCTTCCCGTGGACAGCTATATTAAATGCTTTTTTCTGCCACTCTGGAGCTTCCTTTTTCATCGCCCCGCCCTTGCTTGCAATCTTCCTGTAACGATCATACACAACTCGCGCATAGAACGCTTTTTGTTTCTTTCCCTCTTTGCTATCTGCCTTTATGCCCATTTTGTACCCATCCAGCAGCTGCTGGTAAAAGCTATCCGGCATGATTTTGGCTATCTCGTATATTCGTGGGTTTATATCTATTTCGATTGTTTTATTTTGGGAATCATAAGAATAATATACCTTGTGCGATTCTTTCTCGTATACATCCTTGTATTCCGAATACGGCACCCTAATTCTTTGCTCCGTAGGGATAATTGCGCTGGAGTTTGCAGTCCCGCCGCCTCCACCGGCTCTTCCTCCTCCCACCGCGCCAGTTCCGCCTCTACCGCCCATTACTCTACCTCCTGTTGCTGTTCAGTTACCATGTCCTGCGCCCGCGGAAGCATTGCCTTTGCAGTCGCTTCGTCCTCGCCGTACCACTTTGCGCGGTATTCCCAGTGGTTCAGAATTCCATCAGCGAGGTCAAGCCGGTCGTTTGCCCGCTCTTGTTCCTTCTTCTCAGCGTCGTCAAGGACGGAATCGCCCCAACTGTAATCGGCGTTGTACGTCCCGGCAGGCGCGAGGTTATAGAGTGTTGCGTATGTATCGAGCGCATAGAGCAGGCTGTCAAACGTGTGTTCAAGCGCCGTCTGGATACTGTCAATTAGCACATATTTGCGCTGCTTGCTGTTGCGGATCTCCGTCGCGGTCTTCTCGACGGTCTGCGGATCGGAGATATCGCCATAGGCCAGCCCGACGTTGAACTCGATGCGGCGGAGCGTATTCTGGAACCCTCGGTAGATTGCTTCATCGCGGATCTGCGGCTCGATGTACTGAAAGAATTCGCCGGACGGGGAGAACGGCCCAAGCTCAAACATACGCTTGTTAAACATATCCGCAGTCGAGCTCGTGCCGTCCATCAGGACTTTGCGCTCGCTGGAACGGTATTCCCAGCGCAGGCGCTCCCACTGCTCGTCGGCCTGCTTGATAAGCTGCACCGTAGCCGCGTCTCCGTATACGGACATTCCACAGGGGCTGTTTGCGTCCGTTGTGTTGGCCGCAGGCGGGCGGAAGTACGCGAAGAGCGGCCCGCTCATATTCTGGATCGTGATTTCCGGCTGAATGTCCGCCCATTCCGGGACGGCATTCAGGGGTGCTTCCGCGCCGACCGTGCCGGAGGTGTCGCTGTAATATGCTTTATTGCGGACCGTATAGGTCGTGCCGTCCAGCTCGTGCGATTCGAGGCGGATATAATACTTCTCGCCCACTTTCGCGGGCTTGTCCCGGAAGACGCCTCCGATGCAGCGCCCGGCAGGATCAAATTTCGTCGGCTGGAATGCCGCCGCGCCGGTCACGTCGACCAGCAGCTGCTCGCCGTAGATATACGGCTTAAATGCCACACCGCCGAGCGCAAGTCCCAGCTCTAAGGCGCTGTGGAAATTCTCTTCCGCCCGCTCAAAGCACTCTTTCAGATAATCCGCCCGGGCGCTGCCGGTGATGTTGGCCGTCAGCTCGGCCAGCGTCGGTCGTGCAATCTCCCGGCAGATCGCCGCCGGAAGCCCGACAGCAATGACATCGCACGTCTGCCAGGGTGGATTTCCAATAAACATCGCGTACCAGAGGCTTATATTCTGCTCCATCTTCGGGCTGACTGCCGGAGATACACCGAATTCCCGCTCGGCTACCGCCTGCGGGAAAAGCATATTCCGGAACCACCCTCGAATGTTTGTCAAAAGGCTCATTTCTTGATTTCTCTCCTCAAAACGGTCATGCAAAAATAGCGGATACTATCGCACACGTGGTCGTTTTCTTTTATCACGCGGTCTTCGCCTGCGTCTTTGTCCCAGCTATAAAGACCAAATTCCCGAAACGCGTTTTTGCAACTCTCATGGAATTTGATTATGCCGCTTTTGATGCAGGCCCCCGTGAAGCGAATGCCGTCCAGCACGGCGTTGTTTGCTTTCCATACAGAAAACTTTCCGTGCCGCCGGATGCACTCGGCAAAGGACGCTGCCGATGGGTCGAGCACGACACGCTCAATGCGGTATCCGTCCGCGAATGCCTCTAAGTCCTGATAATATTCCTCATCGGTCTTCTGCCTCCCGCTTTCGCGTCCGCAGTGGTAATATTCCTTCTCCATGACGGCCTTGCCGCCATATTCTCGCCACAACGCAAAGACGGTAGGGTTCTGTGTGCCGTAGTCCGATGAGATCCAGTACCGCCCCGGCCCGCCCCGCTCACTCGTAACGTTTCTGGCCCGATCAAACATCGGGTAAACCAGACCCTCGGCGATTCTCCAGAGGCCGAGAATGTAGCGGTCGTAATAAACCGTCCCTTCGTATTCTTTTTTCAGATTTTCTTTAAAAGATTCCGGCAGGAACGGATTGTCGTCTATCGTGTATGTCTGGCTGAAAATGTCCGCGTTGCTATCGAGGAATTTTTTCAGCCAGTGGTCAGGATATTGCGGATTGAACGTCCCATCAAAACAGGAGTATTCCTTATCAAGACGGCTTTTTAGCAGCGCGAAGACTTCTTCCGACCAATCAGCTACTTCGTCCCCGTAGCAATATTTAATCGACGCACCGCGGATCTTTGACACCTGAGAAACCTTTTCCGCACCGAGGCAATAGCACTTTTCCCCGAAAATCCATGCTGTGTTATCGCTGGAAATCGTGCCGACAAGCATATCGCCATACAGGTTCCGCATCGGCTCCAGCACATTTCGCTCAATCGTGGATTTTGTTACGCCGAGAATGACGGCCAGACCATCTTTTCCGATTCGCTCACGAATCCGGATCGGTATGATCCATCGAAAATCGAGGTAAGTTTTCCCACTTCTGGTGGCTCCGCCCTTGAAGTTCCATCGATGCGTCCCGTATTTTACAAATTCACGTTGTTTCGGACTTAACAGCATCTTGGAACTCCTTCAGCATCGAATCAAGCTTCTCCATTGTCGTCCTGTTGCGGTCGGAAGCTGCCGCGTATCGCTTCATGAGACTGTCACCGGCTTTCAGCCGGTCGGACAGCGATGCGTCCATGCCGAACTGGTCTTTGACCTCCCCGCGCATGACGGCAGTGTAAAATTTCAGAATTTCGTTGGAATCTGCGACAAGCGCCGCTTCCTGTTCGTCCAGCCTGCGCTTTATATACGCAGAAATAGCTGGTTTTGATAGGTTTTCTGCCGCAATCACTCTGCATGATGTTTCTTTGTACCCGGCCTTTTTCGCTGCTTCTGTCGCGTTCCCGGATTTCAGATATTCTTCGCAGAATCGTCTCTGCTTCGGCGTAAGCTTTTCATCCGCCATCGCTGTAAAGTCCAGCCAGCAGTTTCACCACATCCGCAATCTGGTACGTTTCCAGCAAAGTGACGTTCTTCGGCTTTTCATCAGGTCGATATTCGTAAACCATGTATTTCGTCACCATCCTGTCATTTTTCGCGGAATAGGTCTGCATTTGATTGATTTTTATTTTGATTCCGTTGTACAAGAGCGCTGTTTGCAGCTTGTGTGCAAGGGCGCGCAAACTCGCCATAGCCGCTCCTTTCTGCCTCATTCTTTCGTTCTCGTGTCTCCGTGTGTGAATAAATATATTTATTCACACCGGAGAACACGAGAACAGGAGAAGGAGGTTTCCGCAGAACGCTGCGGTGCCGATGAAGAAGAGCGTAGAGTTGATCTCTACGCCCTTATAGTAAATGTTAAATTTGGCTCTGGGACGCAGACTTTTTCATAAAAGCCCTCTTTTTTGCCCCACAAGGCGAATAAATTGCCTGTGCCATTCCTGCGCGGTGCGTTCGGATACATAAACCGCCATTGCAGCGCCCTGTAAGGTGTGCGTCCGCTTCCAAAGAACCAAGTCTATGAGCCGGAGTCTCTCCGCGCCGTCAACGAGCTGTTCCGTCTCCACGATTGCCTCCGCAACGGCAGCGCGCTCGGCCCTCGTCATCAGCCCGCCGCCCTTATAGCTGCGAATCATCCATTTTGCATAGGCCCACCAGCCGTATCGCGGCGTGCTCATTTGAAAACTTCCTCGTCTTCATCGTCATACTTTGCGCCCTTAATCTGTTCCATCGTCTACGCCCTCCATCATGGCCTTGATTTCTACGGCATTTGCCTTGATAATGTCCAGCACGATATCGCTCTGGATATGGTGGGCAAACACGGCCTTGTCCTGTGCGTCCGCATGGTAGTAGCCCGTAAGCGTATTTCCCGCTTCCGTTTTTGCCACAATCGCGATTGCAAGCGGCTTGGATTTATAGAGCGCTTGCAACGCCTTTTCCAGCCACGCCGCATATTCCTGCTCTGTGATTCCGCTCATCCGTAATGATTCCTCCCTTCCCGCTTTGCGCGGTTCGCATCGTGCAGCGTCCGCATACAGCCCCGTGTAGAGGCGTTCCGCGCCATTGCCTTCTGCTTATCGCGCTTGTACTTATCCGCCTTTTTGCGGAACGCTATGTACGCCTCGCAGGTCGTATGCTTTGCCCCGCAGCCTTTCTCTGGGCAGCTGCCGCACGGAGCGGAATATGGGCTGATTTTTAAATCTCCCTGCATTCATCCACCCTCACGCATACGCGCTTGCCGTTTACCGCAACGACATAGCCCGTCCGGTTTGTCCTGTATTTGTACTTTTCGGCGGGATACACCCGCCCGCAGACAGGCCGCATTTCTGGATATACCGGGATCGAGCACGTGATCAGGATCCGCACGCGCTCCGCCCGGCCCATCACAGCGTCCCTATGTGCCGTCCATGCGCACGCCTCGCTGCAAAAATTGTATTTTGCCTTGTACTTCGACGGTGCGCGCATAAACGTCTTCCCGCAGGCATCGCACGTCAGCTGCATCGGCGGTCTTGGCGGCTTGCGCTGCGTCTTGCTCATAGCTTTACCCCCTTGATGTACTTATCGAAATACGTCACGGCGACAGCCATCGCCGCCCACATATCCGCAGAGAAGCCGTAGAAGAAGCCGGGATTCTTCTTCGTGCCCTTGCCGAAATTCTGCTGGCCGGGCGCGTAGCGATCAACAAGAGCCTGACGAATGTTTGCGTCTTTGGCAGAGAGTGAACCGCACAGATCAAGCTTTTCTTCGCGGCGGTATATCCGTATTGGCTCGTAGCCTCCCGACCTCAACGCTATTTCCCAAAACCGGCCAATCCATACGCAGGTGTCAAAAACTTCCTGCCCGACCGTCATTCCCATTCCAGCAATCATTTCGATTGCAACATCCATGCAGTTCGCATAAAGCTTGCGGTCAAGCATATCTGTCACTGCCGGATTCTCGATCTTCCCGGCCTCCAGCACGCGGCGAATTTCCTCGCCGTCGTGCTCAACCACCACATAGCCAGATTTGATATTACCGGGGTCAATCGCCAGAATCGTTCCCATCAGGCCACCTCCTTTGTTCAAAGTCTTCGCATTCCTCTCCGGAAAAGAACCTCCGTTCCAGTTCTTCCTCGGAGAACCGTTCCGCCTTGTGTTTCAAGCACCGATACGGATAAACGTAGTTCTTTCTGTATTCCAGATTCTTGCAAGTCAGACAGCAATCCTGCATCAACTTCCCTCCTTTCGCGCTACCGCGCGCAAAACGCAAGCCTCCCTCATCCTCGGCGGCATGTCCGCCATGCTCTCAAACCGCAGTCCGCTCATTCGGCTGCACCGTCCATCTCCGCCCCGCAGCGGTCACATATTCGTTTCGTTGCCATCCTTCTTGCCCTCCATTTCCTGCAGCGCCCGCTCTGCTTCAGCGCGGGTCAAAAATATGCTCTTCCCGATTGCATTTTTATCGAAAGCCGGGCCGCCTGCCGTCTCGTAGATGACCTCGCGCACCGTGTGCTCATACACCCTCACCCCGTCAGTCTCGTACACCTTGCACGGCAGCACCACCACGCGCCCGTCCTCGTCGGCCTCGGCAAGCTCGCGGAGGCGGTCAAGCCCGCCGCACAGCTCGGCAATGTCCTCGTAGGCTTTCAGCCGTCCGTACAGATCGCGGGCCATCTTGCGGAAAATATCCTTGCCAAAGCCGTTGCTCGTTGGGCCGTTGATCAGCACGTTGATCGTGCTGTCCCGGTTCTGCTTCCAGTCGATTTCCTTGCCGCCGATTGCGGCGTGCAGAAATCGGTCGGTGCCCGGATCTACGTTGATATTAGGACTTGTCAATCGTTCCATAGTTCTTCCTCCACATACCGCCAGCTCTGCGGCGGGCGGGTGATTGGCTTGGGTTTTGCCTTGAGCGCTACCTCTACCTCATTTGGCACAGCGTAAAATTCCCGCAGTTCGCGCGGGGTGTCGTAAATCCTGAGGTTGGAGATGTGCCAGCCGTACAATCCATTTGCGCCGTTTGCGTATTTTCGCATTTCCGCAGCAGACAAACACGTGTATAAAACATCATCCTCGTCCAGCCAAAACCTGCTGTTTGAAAAAAGGTTCGTTACTCTGTTGCAGGTAAACTCTCCGATAATCTTGCCATTCCCCCGATATGCTCCGCCGCATTTAGCAGCCTTGAAAACATCCGCTATTTTATCAGGATGGAGAGACCGTTCCCTTTCCTTCAAAATCCAAAGTATATCAGCGCTCTGCGTGCAGTAGATATAGCACTTAAACGGCGTATCCATCTTCGGGCGCGTCTTGCGCACCTCGATCGTTTTCTCTCCGCTTATGATCTTCTCGCACCACCTTGGTCTGATGCTGATTAAAACAGCTATCATGCCTTGTCTCCTTTCTCCGGTGCTCCCGGCAGCGGCATCCAGTCGGTAATCAAACCCTGCGGAACCTCCCAGTTGCGACACTCCCAACCGAGCCCCGGAATATACCGAGCCGCATCCACGATGCTTCCGCCTGCGTCCTTAAAAGCGATAAGGTATCGCTTAATATAATCTGCTGGCAGCTTCTCCTCCACGCTGATCCACTGCGGCACCTTCTCCCGCAGCGCCGCGTTCTCGGCGGTCAGGCGCTCGATCATGTTAGCAGCCGCAAACTCGATGTATTCCCGCCGATCTTGGATTTCTCCGACCTTGCAGTTTTCGCACGCGTCGTCGTGTCCAAGCCCCTTCGCGCAGCACCGCAGCGCCCGCACGATTTCCTTGGTCATACGCTATAAACCTCCAAACTAAATTCGGGCAAGCATCCTCCGCTTCCCCTGTATTTGTTTTTCAGCAGGAAGGCCCCATCCCTGAGGTAGCATAGGCCCTTCCCCCGCTCACAGATGAGTCGACGCTCGCCGTCCGGCGTTACCACCGCTTTCAGCACCCGCACAGCCCGGAACCACTCATGGTTTTCCGTGCTGATATTCAGAATAACGATCTCACCGATCCTTGCAGCAGCCTCATCGAAACTCAGCCTGCGCCCATGGCTCTCAACTATCTCGCCAGCAGTCGGAACACCGAGCAGATCATCAAACGATATCTGGCTGTATTCCCGTTTTCTCATTCTAGCCACGCCCGATCCGGAAGCGCGGCGAGCAGCCGTTCAAATTTTCTCGTGCTGTCCTCGTACTCACGGAAATCGTCGGCTTCCATTTCGTCATATGCCTTTTCGATTTCCCTGATCGTATCCAGCAGCGACGAATTTTCGTCGCGCAGGATGTCAAAAGTCGCCTTGAGATAATCGTACTGCTGCCGCAGGTCGAAGAATGCAAGCAGAATGCCAAATGCCCAGCCGATGCGCTCGATCATCTCCGACTTCGTCAGTCTGCAAAGCCTCTTCCCAGCTTCCGTCTGTGCGAGTCCTTCTTCGTAGCTCGTAAGTGAAAAATAATCTTCCTCTTCGCTGTCATAGCCTACCAGTTCGTAGCGGTTGCCAATCAGAGCGACTGTTGCATCGTCAAAGTCTCGGTAAAAGTCCTCGAAATCCTGCTCATACAGCCTCATTTGCAGCTCGTCGGCTTTTGCGGATAAATCTGCGAAAGCCATGCGAAATTCCCATTCCGCATCCTCGTCGCCATCGAGTGCATTGAGAAGCGTCTCGTCGTTGTCTGCCTGCTCAATGTAGTACCGCACGCCATTGCAAGCCTCTACGATGTCGTCGAGCTCCTGCGTGATGTTGTACGCGCCCATTGAGGCTAGTGCCGGACGCTTGTATCGCAGATTTCTCGTTTTGTCGCTCATACCATCGCCCCCGGCCGGGTGTCCGGCGTGCTTCTCTCGATCAGCATTTCCCGTGCAACGTCGCGTTCCAGCTCTGCTTTCGCCAGCGCCCTTTCGAGGCGGTGGATCTCGATTGACGCGGCCTGATTGTTTTCGGCCAAAAGGCTGTTGCGTTCCAGACATTTCGTAGCATTATGGGCCACGGCCCTTCGTTCTTTTTCCTTCTCGCAGTTCTGGCAGACATAGCGCGCTGCCAGTGATCTCGCCAGTTTTCCCAGGATTTTCATGTCTTATCCTCCTTGTTTTCCGCAAGCATTCGCTCGACCGCCTCCAGCTGGAACGCATCAAGTTCGTCCCCGTGGCGCTGCACGCCTTGCTGCAATCGGGCAGCGCCCTTTGACACCGGCCCCATTACCCTGTCCACAGCTGCACGTTCCAGCGGATTCAGATCGTCATGGTGGCCCTGCGCACCGTAGCCGGGCTTTGCAGCGCGGCCAAGCGCCGCAGGGCGTGTGCTGGCCTCTTTCAGCCAGTCAAACACGATCCCCTTGTAATTTGCGGCCATAGAGCGGGTTATCACATTGATCATGGCTTCCTCGCCGTATTCCTCCGCAGCCTTTGTGATCTGCGTAACAAGGCTTTGCAGGCCAACAGGCTTATACTCCTCCCGGCGTTCTCCCTTGTATGCCACCCATTTCTCAACGGATTCGCGCAGCGTGGGGGGAAGGGGGGAAAGAATACTGTCCTTGTCCTTTTCCTTTGTCCTTTTCCTTTGTCCATAGCTTTTTTTGCTTTCCTCGGAAAGCATTTGCTTTTTTTGCTTTTCGTTGCTTTCGTCAAAAGCATTTGCTTTTTCGGATTCAGGCCGACCGCCCTGCTTTCCTGCCTCGCTTCTGGACGCGGAGACGGCCTTTTGCGCCGCTACGGATTCGTCAATGTCCCGTCGAATCGCAGGCCAAATGAAACGTTCACTCCCGCTGAACTCTGGCTCTGCTCCCGACTCGCGATAATCCATCGCGGCCAGCACCAAGCGCCCCACCTCAGCGGCACTGTACGCCTCGAAATAGCTCCTGTAACTCAGCCACAGCTTGACGTATTCCCTTTTATCTCCCATCCGTCAGCCCTCAGAACGGAAGCTCGTTTTTGTCGCCGATCTCCATCTGCGGCATATCCGGCGCAGAGAACGGAACCGGCGTTGTGCTCGGCAGCGGCTTGAACTCCGAAGAGGCCGGTGCAGCGGCAGAAGCATTCTGCCCGTCCCGCTTGCTGTCGCCGAAATAAACGCTTTCTGCGACGATCTCGGCAGTCTTGCGCTTGTTCCCGTCCTTGTCTTCCCAGTTGCGGATCTGCAAGCGGCCAGAAACGACAGCCATGCGGCCCTTTGAGAAATACTTGCTGACGAACTCAGCCGTGCCGCGCCATGCGACGATATCCACGAAGTCCGTTTCCTTCTCCGCGCCCTGCGCCGCGAAATCGCGGTCGCAGGCAAGCGTGAAGGATGCAACGGAGTTTCCACTTTGCGTCTGCCGAAGCTCCGGGTCACGGGTCAGGCGGCCCATCAGGACGATTTTATTCAGCATTTGCGTTGCCCTCCATGACCTCACCTGTAGTCTGGTCAACAGGCATATTGTCTACCATTTCCGCATCTGCGACAACAGTAGGAACGCTGAACATATCGTCGCTGATCTCCGTCTTGACTGTGCTGTCCTGTGCGATCTGCCGAACAAATTCGGACTTCATCGGCGCGTATTTAAGAACCTTTTTCAGGACAGTCTTCTTCGCCATTTCCTCGAAATTGGTCTGCCACGGGCCGGAGCCGTATGCCTTGCTGTACTTCTGCGCATGGGCGCGAACATCGTCCAGCGTCATGATCTCGAAGCCGTAGCCGCCGTCCTTTGTTTTGAACATCGCCCAGACGTTCACCGGGTCGCCGCGATCTCCGTTCAGCTTCGGGATAAATTTCAGGCTGCATTCCGTGCCGTACTCGGCAATCAGCGTGTCGTTTGAGTGTCCGACTTGTGCTTGGATCGTCTGGATCTCGCCGGAGCGGTATGCAAGATCAATCATGCCTTTGTACCCAAGCTGGAACTGACATTCAAGACGGTTCTGCTTCCCGTTCCAATACGGGATCAAGTATGCCTGCCCAAGCGGCGTGTTCGGCTCCAAGCCAAGCTGCGCGGCAGTCATCATCGCGCCGAGGAAAGATTGCGGTGTACACTGCGCCAGTTTTGGATTCGTGGAAAGCGCGGAAAGCGTGATCCGCGTGAACCGTTCCGGCGTCATAACGGAGGGAAGCGCTTTCTTGATCTCACCCTCCATCTGCTTGATATACTGCTGCATTGTCGGATTTCCGCCGCTCTGTGCCTTCATTGCCGTCTGCGAGGTTGCCTGCTGGATTTTGTTCATGATTCTTCCTCCTGTTTCATTTCTGTAATTTTGAATGGCCGGGCCTGCACCGTTTTATAGAACGGCGTCAAATCGATATCCGGGTATGCCTCTTTAAAGACTTTGGGCTGGAACGTCTGCCGGTTTTGCTGCTTCCAGGAGACGTTGTAACCGTTGCAGGCGGCCCGCTCTGCCGTGCCCATGTCGAGCTTGATTGTGTTTTCAATCTCGCGGCTGCGCTCCGCCAGTGCCGCCGCCTGACGCTTGATCTGCATATACTCGGAAAGCAGCTGTTCACGCCCGAACAAATCAAGCTGTTCGCCGTTGCTATCGGCATAAACCGTGCTGATCGCGTCCGTCGTCGCCTCCGAGCCGTCCGGTGCAGGCGGGGTGTCTTCCTCGACGCACCGCCAGAAAAGCTTCTCCGCCTCCATCAGCGCGGAGATTTCCGCCTCGTCGCGCTCGAGCGTGTATGTAAAGAATCCGCGCCCGAATACGAGAACCGCCAAATACCAACGGTCAAGGCCAGTGACAGCCAGATAGTGCACGCACTGGCAATAATATTTCTCTGGGAAATCCACGCCGTTGAACTGCCGAATGTCAAGCGTCGAGGTTGTCTTGCATTCCAGCCCTGCATTTTCGCTGGAAATTCGCCTGTCAATGTCTGCGTGCGCCCACGGATACGCGGGGTTCCGAATGATGTAGTTGCAGCGCCGCACCTTTTTCCCAGACGCTTCTTCAAAACGCTTCGCAACATACTCCTCGAGATCTCGGCCGATCCGCATAGCCTCTGTGTCTTCCTTTTCCGGAAGACGCCCAGTCTTGTCCATCCATACCGTGTACGGGCTTGCAAAGCGGCTCATGCCGATAACAGCTGCCGCGTCACTCCCTCCGATGGACTTTCTGCGTTCCTCAAGCCATTCTTCGCGGCTCATCTTCACAGTGGAGATTGTATCAAGCATTTACTCTACCTCCACAAATTCGCCGCTTTTCAGCTGGTACCATGTTCCAGCCTTGATCTTTTCTCCATCGACAATGGCTGCCTTTACAGCGATGATCGGATACGTCTCTCCGTCCCATTCGCCTCGCTCGACGCAGCAGATTGCGCAGCCAAGCGCGCCCATTGCTTTACATTCGAGGCCGGCCGCGAGCGCCACACCGGCTTTCCCTGTGGCGGAGGCTGCGCCCAGATCGCCTGTGGCGGAGGCTGCGCCCAGATCGCCTGTGGCGGAGGCTGCGCCCAGATCGCCTGTGGCGGAGGCTGCGCCCCGATTGCCTGTGGCGGAGGCTGCGCCCAGATAGCCTGTGGCGGAGGCTGCGCCCCGATTGCCTGTGGCGGAGGCTGCGCCCTGATAGCCTGTGGCGGAGGCTGCGCCCCGATTGCCTGTGGCGGAGGCTGCGCCCTGATAGCCTGTGGCGGAGGCTGCGCCCAGAT